ATGTTAAAAAATATTACACCAGGAACTGAACTTTGGGATATTAGATATGGATGGGGAAGAGTTATTGAGGTACCCGGTACAAAAGATACCTTATGGGTTGAATTTAGCGGCAAAATTTCAGCTATACCCTATACACTGGATGGCAAGACAAGTAAAACTGATTTAAACCCTGTTTTATTCACTCAGGAGTTAAACTTATCAAATTTATAATAAAAATAGGAGCTTTTCAGCTCCTTTTTTATTATTTTCTTATATCTTTGTTCTTGCATTGCTCAAGAACTTCTCGTATCTTATTTGGTACTGGAACTCCGCAGGTAACAGAATTTTCAAGTATAGAAAGTCCTTCGTTAGCAAAGTAAAAAGCTATTGTCAGAAAACGACAATTATACCTATAACTTTGTATGTCTAACATTATATCAATATGATGTGCTAAAATTATTATACACAAGATCATGATTTTTTTTAAAAAACCTTTAGCTCCTGTCCTGCTATTTAAACTCCTAGTATAAATTGCTTTTATAATTCCTGATATATAATCAATAATCATAGTGAACAATAAAATTTTAATTGCTTTATCTGCTTCTCCAGTAGAAATACAAATTAAACTAACAGATCCCCAGAAGATTCTTAGTATGATTTTCCATATTTCCTCCATATTACCTCCTGGATTATAGTTTAATTCCTGCTCTCACTCCTGCAGCACCTTCTGTTTCTCCATGAAAGTTTGTACGGATCTCTCCAAAACCTTCAATATATCCGTTATTCTCTTTTAAGTTTTCAGCAACTTTTAAAGTCTCTTTTACATCCTGTGTTTTAGTTCCTACTTCAATTATTTTGTTCAAAATATTATTTCTATTTTCTTTCTGTGATTTGAAGATAAGTTGTAATTCTGACAATGCATATTCAATTGTTCCTACTATCATTTCTTCACTTATAAAAAATGCTAAAAATGCCGGTAGTTGAGATTTAACTTTTTTAATAGAATATTCTAATTTTTCTTTTCCATGTCCATCTTTATAATATAGTTCTGCCTGGCAAACTGCATAATATGATAAATCAAGTAATATTCTTTTTATTTTTTCTTCCTTGGCCAGTTTACCCTCTTTTTTGTATTTAAAGAATAAAAAAATACATCCAAGAACGCTTAATATAACTACCGCAAAAACTACCCAACCTATAACTTGTACTTTGTTTGTCATATTGACCTCCTATTTAAAACAATTATGAATATTATTCCAACGTCTTTTTATATCTGCAGGATATAGCTTTCCCCATTTTAATTGTTCCAGCTTAAATTTTAATATGTCCTGTGAAACGATAGTTTTTTTAGACTTTAAGAATCTATGCATTTTTCCATTGTGTGCTAAGTGAAATTGATTGTGATAATCTAGAATTTGAATAAATGACTCTTCATCCATATCCGGAAGCTGTTCCAGGTTTCCAATATATGATACCAAACTAGAAATATGAAGTTTATCATATGCATCAATTTGGTGTCTATGTTTATAAAGTTTTACACTTAAATCTGATACATCTGGATCCATTGCCAGTAATCTTTTTATTTCCGAGTCTGTAAAATCACATTTATTTTTTAAAAATTTAATAGCATATGGATTATTCCTGGTGTCGAACTGAGCTCGACCAAAGCTGTATCCACTTTTTCCAATTTTAGCATTGCTAAAACGATATGCAACATTAATATTTCCGCTTATTTCATTTAGTGCTAAAATATCCATTACCTTTATCAAATCAAGCTTTGATATAATATCTGCAACTTTCATATTTCCTCCTTATCCTACCAACTGCTTATGGATCTCCTTTCTCTTCTCCTCGAAGAGCTCATCAGTTAATTCTACAATTTCGGAAGTTTTGAAATGATTCTCAGTATCAAACACAGATTGCACGAAAGTGCTTCCATATAAGAATAGAACCATCATTCCGGTTAAATCATATGATTCACCATGGTCATCTTCAAAATACCATGTGATTTTTTTATCCTTATTTAATGCCTTAGCAATTTGTAATGATACTATGGAACTTACCATAAATCCGATATCTTTATCTCTACAACATTGGCGATGACCATTGTAGTCAAATCCATACTCTAGCCTTTTTTCCTTGATTTCATCTATTTGTTTAAAGTAATCAACTTTTTCTTTTTGCGAATCATATATCCAACTATGACTTTCATTATCCCAGTTCCAGTATGGCTTTACATTTGGCTTTTCAACTAATATTATTTTATTTCCTTTAACAACTTCTCCAGGGTTTAATTGTATCTCCATTCCTGCTGCTAACATTTCTTCTCTGGTCATTTCTCTTACTATCCCTTCACCTGCTACTGGATGTTCAAATTTCACATCGGATACATAATCTCCTGGTACAAATTTTTCATACCATGAAGGTAAAAATTCTTCTTTGGTATAATTTAATGAGTCTTTAAGATTTCCATTTGAATCATATATGTGTATCATTTTCCCTCCTCAAAATGCTGTTAGATTTGTAAATTTATGTAAAAATTAGACAGTTTTTTATCTGTTTTTAGTGCTTTTTTCAGATTTAGTTGATAAAAAAATTCAAATTTAATTTTTAAAAATCTGTTAAAACTCTTATAAAATGTTAAAAAAACATTTAAAAAACCTGTCAGATTTACAAATCTATGTAAATTTTTACTAAAAAATACCTAATTTTTTACGAGCTGCTATGATCTGGTTTCTTACTTCTGCAGCTGTTGTTTTTTGAATATAATGCTTACTTGTAACTGAGCTTGATTGATGATTAGCATAAGTGCTTGCTACTCCTAATCCTGTAATGTTATTTATAAGATTTATTGCTGTTTTTCTCAACGTATGAGGATATAAATCTTCTATTTCTATTATTTTCCCTAACTTTTTTATTCTAGTTCTTATCGTTTCTTTTGACATTTGTTTGTAGCTTCCATTATATTTTGTTATAAAAAGATAAGGGCATTCAATTCCTTTTTCTTTTCTTTCTGCCAACCATTTTTCAAGTAGTTCTTCACATTTTTCAAAAAAATACACGTTAACAATATAGCCTTCTTTTTCTTTTACATCGGTAAAATAACCTCCTTTCAAATTTAACTGTTCGAGTTTTAAGCTATGAATAGCTGAGATTCTACATGCAGAATCTAAAAATATTTCCCATAATATCCTATCCTGGAGATCATATTTTTTACTTTCTACTTGCATGTATAAGCGAACTGTAAGTATTTGCTCAGTTGTTAAAAAATAACTTTTTCTTATCTTATCTTTTTCTGTAAATCTAAGCCTCTCTAATTTGTTTTCGAATGGATGATATTTACATTTATTTCTTCGCACACACCACCCATAAAAAGCACTAATAGATGTAGTCTTATTCATTATTGTTCTTTTGCTATTTCCAATCTCTCGGCAATGATTTCTGTAACTTTCCATAATCATGGGCATTGCTTCCAGTGTGTCCTTGCTCAATAAATATCGATTTTTATAAGTCTTTTGCATCCATATTAAAAATAGCTTGAAGTTATTAACATAAGTTTTATACGTTGTTTCCCAGGTGTCAAAGTTACTGGCTTTGCAACTATTCAAGTATTCAAGATACACCTCCACATTTTTCTTATTCAAATCCTCTAGTACTGTTAGTTTCATTTTCCTTCCTCCGTAAAATTGCTACGGATATTATAACAGTTATTCCTAATAATTAGCATTTGAATAATTTATCAAGATTGATACGGTTTAATAAATCAAGACCTAGTACTTTAGAACAACTGAATGAATTGTTTAGTACGTTTGATCAAAATAAGATTACCAATGCAAGTACAGAAGATGTTTTTAGTGCAATATTATTATTTAATAATGGTAGTTTTAATGCTGTTGTTATTAAAGGATATAATTTTCACTCTATATTATTATTTTATTATGAAATTAAATATATTGGATACTGGGATTTAAACTCAAAAATCATATTTAAAGAAATATAATGAATAATCTAGCAAGTTTTAAAAGAATTAAAAATAATTTAATAACTGATAAAGGCTCTGCCTATGGTGTTGGAGCAATTATAGATATAAATTCTATCCCATGGAATTCCATTATTTTAATAAACTCAGGCATGTCTTCAGACAGCACCTCATATAGTGATGTGGTTTTTTATAATGTTAAGGGACTTCTAATAGCAAAGACTTTTCATGGATTTATAAAGCTTCAAATGGTTAGCCAAAATAGATTTAAAATTCTTCAAGAAGATGATGCACTTAGAGGAATACAAGCTATACGTATTATTTAATTAATATATCCAATGATAAAAATTGTATGTCCTCTGTGTACTCCTTTGTATGTTATAGTATTTTTTGTTACCCATCCTAACTGCAAATTTGAATAAGATGTATCTGCTAAGCCTGCGTCATTATCAACTAAAGTAAAAAAAGTATTTTTTGTATAGTTAACTGGTAAATTAATACTGTACGTACCATTACTATCTAAAGGATTATCTCCTACTGATAAAACAAACATACATAGGTGATCTATCGTAATTGAATACCCATATATATCTCGTCCTAATTCTTGATTAGCATAACTTTGATATTTGCACAGATTATTCAACTATTAAAACGTTTCATAAAAAATTTCTAAATTCACAACTTCTACTTCATTTGCACGTGTGCGATATATTGTAATTTGATTTGCAGTTTTTTCAATTATTCGTGTTTGTTTTTCTCCATTTAAAATTTCTAATTTTGTATAATAAACATCATTTTTAGATTTATAAGGTAAAAATATATAATTTTTTTCATATGCACTTAATAAAGTAAGGTTCCTATATATTACATTCACAAAATTATTACTTTTTATTATTTTGCAATAATAACTAGGAGAACCACTAAAAGTTATTAGATTATTCAATCTGTCAGAAATGTTAGCCAGTGAAACGTCTTCAAAATTTTCCGAAGAATTTGAAGTGCTGGTTGTACTTTTTATGCATCTATAAAGTCTTCCAGTATTTTTGTCTAGGTAAAATTTTCCTTGTTTCTTTTCTCCACTACTTTGAATAAAACTAGGATTTATTTCATCCCCGGCTACTCCCTTAAATTTTTGTTCTATCAGTGGATACTTATCTCCCTCTAATACTGTTCCAGCTGCTATCCCAAAATCTTTATTGAATGCTGTCTTTTTATTTATTGTATCTTCCTTTTTATTTAATAGCTTATTCAAGTCTTCCGTACTTGTTAGATTAGGTTTATCTGTTATATCCTTCCAGTTTAGCTTTAATGTGCTAAACTTATTTATTATCCATTCATATAAATACTTCCAAGTCATTGGAATTAATTTAGTATCTTTAACTCCTGACTTATTCCATTCACGAACTCCACCAATATTAAAATACCAACTTCCATCTGCTGCTAAATAGCTTTTATCTGCTTCTAGTCTTTCTCTTCCTTCTAATTTTCCAACTGCTGCAACTCCTGTAGTAGAATACACTTGATCCGCAATATCTTTTGTTATAAATACTGTTCCTTCCTTTATATATATTCCAGATTCAACTTCTGTAGATAAGGTCATATATAAATCAACTACACTTTCATAAGTTATACCAAGCTTGTTGTTTGGAAAAAAATCAGGCTCAATTGCTAGTGAATAACAATATAATACTTCTTCTTTATCTCCTTCTAGCTTTGCATATACTCCAAACTCCTGGGTACGAAAGCTTTCTTCAACATCTTTATTTGTAATATGTACAGTTAATATAGCAGTTCCTGAATCATTTCTTCTATTCATAATTACTAGGTCTAATTTTTTATCTTTCAGATCACGAACTTCTCTTGCTGGTATATCTTGTCTTCCAGCTCCAAAAGCTGCTTTTGTGAATATTATTTTCCCTTGTCCTGCCAAAGCTCTACTTAATAGGTTTCTTCCATCATTCGTTATTACGTTTCCATTGAATTCTGCCATTTTCGTTTCCTCCAAAATGATTAATTAAATTTATTTTCTTAAAATCAAATGTTAAAGTTTGTTCTCTAAGATCATATCTATTACTATGTAATGTTGAATTTATAAAATATAAATTCATATCTAGTCTATTCTTAAAGACAATACCGTTAAAATGTTGGCTTTTTTTCTTTACAGTTTCCATCCTTTTTATTAGGTCTCCAAGGTTATCCTTGCTTTGACCAAACAATTCAATTTTAAAAGTTCCGGGTTGCAGCTGCTGATCCATATAACATTCTATCAATCTACTATTTTCATAAAAAACATCTAAAGTTTCAGTAACAGCTTTTACTGTCCCTTTTTTTGCATGTACACTGAAACTTACCTTGCATAATTTTTTCTTTGTTTCCAAAGGTAATGTAATATCATATAGATCAACATGTAATTCCCTTGCTACATAATCAAGCTCAGCTTCCGTCATTTTATCAATTCTATCAAGCCATACCAGGAACTGTATATTGTCAATAATATGTCCTTCTATTAGTCTTTCAGCAACTTTCAACATAATACTATTTTTTATTATGCTTGGAGCTAGATTCATTAATTTATTTTTATCATAAATTGTCATCAATCATCACTTCCAGCATATGATAAATTTATTTTAGTACATTTACATATAGTTGTTTTTCCTGCCTGATATTCACTAGGGCTTACTATTTCAACTTTTTTTACTTCCTTCAAACTCTTACAAATTCCAATTATATCCTGGATGTTTAAAGATCTTCCTAAGTTGAACTTTTCTGTAAAATTCTTTAATTCTTTCTTTAATATATCCTCTATTGTAGATTTTGAAATAACGGCATCTCTGTATAATGTATATCTCAAATCAATTGTATATTCATGTATCGTTGGATCCTTTATTATTATTTTGTCATTCAATGCCTTTATATTCGGTTGTTCTAGGAAAGCTTTGATTTTATTCTTTTCCTCTGTAGATAATTTCTCTTGTTTATTTACAACATATATTTCCAAGTTATTTGGTGTAGGTGATATTATTTCAACATCAGTCACAAGTGAACTTGCTTTTTTAGTCCAATACTTATATGCTCCATCACTTCCTGCTGAAGTAAATGATTCTGGAATTTCTTCCAGTCTTGCTCTATACATATCATCATTTTCTTCATCGCTTCCGCCTGTTACATCTGTTATGTTTTCGCAACTTTCGAAATAGTCATACCTATCTACTATCTGATTTAGTTCTCCCTTTAATATCTTTGGAGTCTCACCAGCAGATTCACACACTGCTACTACATCAATATATGTTTTTCCTTCCGCTATCTTATAGATTTGCTCCGTTTTAAAAATATATTCACCATTTATAAATCTTGTTCCCTTGGCAATATAAACATCTCTGTTTACAGGTTGTGAAATATTACATCTCATTGTTGTCCTGCTTTTGTTTGCTTGTAGTCTTTTGCCTCTATCTCCATACATTGTACCCTTTAGGTCTAGTCTTACACCATGTGCATATGGCAAGTAGTTTTCCAAAGCTACTCTATTCATTTCTGCCTTTATATTCCCAAGCAGTGCAGCAAATGTACTTAATTCATATGAAAGAATAGAAGCTGGCGGTATATCTTCACCTGAAAGTTCTTTATAAATTTTTAGTCCTTCTTCATATATTTTTTTAGGATCTGAATTGATTAACTCTATATCATTCTTCATACAACACCTCTACTTCTATTTCCAATTTACTATCCTTGGTATAGTGACATCTCACATTTTTTAGTTCAAGTCCTACTATATATTTCTTTATTTGTCTATGTAGTTCAGTAAAAATATTAGCTGATATTATATTTATAGGCTTATCAACCATTCGTGGATCAAGGCCAATATCTCTTTGTAGTGGAACTGTTCCTCTAACAGTATTTAATAATATATATAGTTGTTGTAAGGGATTACTCATTGGTAATCCTGGCGATAAACTTTTTTTAATTACCATAATCTACCTCTTTGTAATGTGCTTATAACTTCCTTATTTGCACTATATATAGCTTTATCTTTAAGGACTTTATATTTATCATCCTTTTTTTGCTCCTCTTTTTTCTTTTCTGTTATCCTTGAAATTCGTGGGACATATTCTTCTAAATTTAAAGTTACATTTAAAACAAGAGGTTGCCCATATCCATCTGTTTCTGAATAATTATATTCCATTGAAACTATAGTAAAATTATTTTCTCCAAACTGTTTTCTTGCTATAATCAATGGATAGTGTTCTCCATTTTCTACCATTCTAATTAAAGTATTTAGAGTCTTTTCTAAATTACAAAACTCACGAACTAATTTTATTGGAAGAGTAACTTTCCTTAAGTTTCTAATCTCAAATTCTGTAATATCTAAGGCTCTAATTCTTGAGTGTTTGTGATTTCTCGAACTTATTTGTGCTGAAAATTGGGTAGGTGTTAATAAATTATTCTCAGCCACTCGGAATACTATAGTTCCAAAACTTCCTAATGAGCTTGCATAATTGTATAAAGGGAAGCTATTTAAATAATCACGCCCAATATCTGTAATAATCTTGTCCATTATTCCACTCTCCCTGATAATACTTCTGCTGAAACTTTTGCTGCTGTTATTTCTCCTCCTGCAGTCATACTTCCACTTGCAGCTATTCCTTCAGCTGTAATACCTTTATCAACAATTACATTTTTATTTACATGTAATTGACCATTAATGACAGTATCACTGTTAATGGTAGTTAAATTGGAAGTTACAATCACATTCCCATCTTCTTTGATAGTTACAACTGAATTTTGAAAATTAACAATAAGTTCATCTTGCTTAGAATTGCTTTTGTTTTTATCAGAAAAGAAGCTACCGATAATATATCCGATTCCTTTTTCATCTTCTAAAAAAATACACAAAACCGGTGTATTAACTTTAGGAATCCCAATAATTTGATTTTCCTTTGTTAGTGGAGATAAAATTTGAAGATCTCCAGTAATTATATTATTGTATTTAGGTAAGCTCACTTTAGCAGTATAATTATCTGTATTTACTGAATGAACTATACCTATTGTTCCTCTAAGCGTACCTATCATTTTTTTCTCCTTCCTATAATTTATAGGCTTCTACAACCATTTTAAATTGTGGAAATGTTTTTGTGATTTTTTTAACTAGATATTTACCATTAAATTCTCCGGAGTTTAATACCTCTATTACACATCCAGAGTACATACTTCCATTTCCAATATCAGTAATTTCAAGTACTGTTGATGTTCTATTTGCTTTTTCTATTTGTGCTATTGCATACTTTTCTATATTTTGTGTTGAAGGTCTCTTTTTTAATTTTAAAACCTTATTAGTTGTTCCTCCTGGGAGTCCTTTCAACTCATTATAGGATTTAACATATGTTACATCTTTTAGTTTTATTACATCAAAATGTGATAGTTCCACACTATCATAAGTATTCTTTTTTGTGTCTCTTAATTTAAAATCAATTACTTTCAATAGATCTACTTGAATATGCTTTTTTATTTTATCTGGTAATTTACTTTCATCAAATAGCACTAGCTTTTCATTAGTTATTTTTACTTTTACATCACTTTCTTCTGCTGTATTTTTTAAAAATTGAAAGTCAGTTTGTCTTTCCTGCTGTAAATTACTAAAATTTATATCATCAGATAAAAATTGATATTTCAGCTTGTACTTATTGGCTATTTCTTGCCCTAAAGACTTTAATTGTATGTTTTCCCACGTTTTATCGTGTGTGGTGTCTGTTGCATTGAGTGGAGCAGAAATTGCCTTTATTCTTGCTGTATACTTATCAAACTCTTTTTCATCAATATAAAATTCTCCTAAATTAAATCTCTTTTCGCCTTCATATTCATTTTCCCAATTTAGAGTAGTTGCAGTTATTTTTAATAAATCACCTTTTTGAAAGCTCCAGCCTTTGCCCATAAATAAATTATTTTTATTTAATAATTTTATTTCTAAACTATCAAATACTCCTTCTAAATTATCTACTACAGTTACTGACTGTAAATAAGGTGTTAGCTTTTCTGTAATATCTTTATTCTTATAAATAACTTCAATATTACATCTTCTTACTAGATTCATAACCATGGTGGACTTACCTCCATATTCTCATCTGTATTATTAAGTTTCGGAAGTTTTATTATTAATCCTGGAGGCAATATTACAAGCTTAGTAAGACTTGGATTTGATTTCAAAAGTTGGCCAGTAAACCTCTCATCTCCAAATATTTTGAATGCTACCAGATCCCAGGTATCACCTGGGACTGTAGTGTAGGTATTAAAATTGTGTTCTTGCATGATCTATCGCTCCTCTTCTCATAGCATCTAGTTTTTCAAAGAACTCTTTTTCCAATGCCTTTATTTTTTCTTCTAAAATCTGTGCAATATTTTCATTACTAGATATGCCTTTAATTTCTATATTTATATTAGGTGCAAAGCTGAAACTATTAGTATTCTGTGTATTTACCATTCCGTTTCTAATGCTATTTTGTCTGCTACCCAATAACGATACCAGTAAGTCTCCATATTGTCTGTTCTCATCTCGTGTAAAAACTCTTTCTCCCTTGTGCAGCTCAGCTATATAACCATCGAAAGGGACATTATCTAATCCTGCAGCATGACTTCCGTTTATTGCTGGTTGATTTTCTTCTGAATCAGATACCCAATCAATTATTGATTTTATACCCGGTAAATTTGCTAATGTATTTCCAAAGTTTTTAACTTTATCAACAACTCCCATTATTGATTCTCCTATGCGGTCAAAAACCTTTGTAAATGTTTCCTTAATCTTTTCTCCAATGGTAAGATTAGAATTCCATAATTCATAAAGCTCTTTTGCGAAGTTTATTATTCCAGAGCCTAAAACCTTATTAGCAAATTCACCAAATACCGCCTTTAAATTTTCTAGAACTCCCTTTGAACTATCCCATACTGAAAAACATTCAACAATTATGTGATATAAATCCATTAAAGTTCCTAAAGGTGTAATGGTCTTGATAAAATCAAAAGCTGCTGCCATTCCAGTTATAATAAAATCTACACCAGTTGATATGGCTTCTTTGCTCCATTCTATACAGCTAAAAAATATATTTTTTATTTTACTTACAAGTTCTTTTGTAATTTCAACTATCTTATCCCAATTTTTATAGATGGAAACCACTAGCTGGCCAATTGGACCTGTTATCTTTAAAAAGAATAATCCTATTTTTATTGCTAGGTCTTTAAGTATTTTTCCAAATTTAATTAAATATATCTTTACTTTATCCCAATTCTTATAAATAAGTACTATTCCTGCTATTACTGCTGCAATAACAATTAGCCAAGGTGCTCCTACAAATGCTGTTATTCCAGCCTTTAATCCACTCAGAACTCCTCCTGCCTCTCTAAGTAATAGAAAAGAGTCTCTTACCTTCTTAATTACTTTTACTACCTTCAAGACACCCATAAAGGTAGCTATAAATACAACTATATTATCAATACCAATTGTTTCATGAAGTTTTGCTACAACTTGGATCAACTTACTTACAGCTGTAGCTATTATTAAAATAGTGTCTCCAATTATTTTTCCAATTTCAATTTTATTTGCACCTGAAAACATATTTATAAGTGCTTCTTTTGCTGGAGTAAAAATTTCCTTTAATTTTCCTATGTATGTCTTAGCAGTTTTAAATATATTAGTCCAAAATACATTTATTTTACTATCCTTATCAAAGTTACCATTTATTACATTTGCCAGTTCTCCAATATAGTCTGTGACCTTTTTTATATATGATAGTGTTCCCTCATTAAATAACTTTTTCCCAATAGCATTTTTTAACGTATCATAAGCACTGCTTAGAAGTGTTACTGCTCCTGATGCACCTTGTAACATTGTATCCTTCATCTGCTTTGATAATCCTTTTGAATTATTAGTTGCATCTTCCACGGCTTTTTCTACTGCAGCTGCTCCAGTATATTCAACACCATTGATAGTTTTCTTTGCAGATAATAGCTTAGAAAAAGCTCTTGCTCCTTGCTCTCCAAATGTATTAGTTAAAAATTCCATTTTCTGCATTCCTGACATATTTTTTGTTACTCTTTCAAATTGCTTAACAGTCTCAACTATCCCTACGAACTCTCCATTAGCATTCTTTACATTTATTCCTGCTTTAGCAAGTACATCTTGATTTTTTACTAATCTTGAAAACACTTCATTTAATCCTCTACCAGCCATACCTGACTTGATTGCCTGGTCTCCCATAAGCCCTAAACTTGCTACTGTTTGCTCAAGATTAATCCCAAGGCCACCAGCTGTTGAAGCTGCATACTTGAACGATTCTCCTAACATTTGTATATCTACGTTCGTTTTAGACATTCCCCAAGCTAATACATCAGCAAATTTTGAACTATCTTTAGCTGTTAAATTAAATGCTGCAAGGTTGTCAGTAATAATGTCAGATACTAATGCTACATCTTCTCCGGATGCTGCTGCTGAGTCTAATACACCTTCAAGAGAATCTATTATTTGTTCTGTATTAAATCCGGCGAGTGCCATTTTCTCCATTGCTGCTGCTACTTCTCCACCTGTGAATTTTGTTGTTGCTCCTAATTTTAAAGCAGTATCTTGTAATTTTTTGTATTCTTCTTCACTGGCTCCTGAGATAGCCTTAACTTTTTTCATATTTTGGTCAAAATCTAAATAAGTACTTATAGACTGTTTTCCTAAAACTGCAGCACCTCCAGCTGCTGCAACTGTAGTTCCTATTGCTGCTTTTTTTGTCAGATTAATAGCTTTACTACCAATATTACCCATACCTTCTTTAATATTTGACCTTAAATTCACAGCCTTGTCTGCTATTTTCTTCTGTGCTGCTAATTTTTTATAACTATCTGCTGTTTTATGAAGTTCATTTCTTAGATCTCCAAGAGTTTGTTTTTGTTGTGCCATTGCAGATTTAGACTTTTCATAGGATAGTCTTAATTTGTTTTGATTTTTCTCCATCTTGCTAACTTCTCGTTGAAGTGTCTTATACTTTTCAGCCTGTTCTGTTGTGAGTGGAATTTCTTTTTTCTTTAGATCCTCTAGTTTTTTCAAAGATGACCTATTTTTTTCTAGTAATATTTGCTTATTTTTATATTTCTTTACTAATTCCTGGTGTTTAGCATAGGATTTTTCAATTTTAGCTAATTTTCTTTTCTTATCCATCAAATCTTTTTCCATTTTCCCTAATTTTTTAAAATTATCGGAAACAGAATTGTCTAATTTTGATTTTAGTTTTAATAATAACTCCATGCCCTTAGCCATTTTTTCTCCTTACTAAATCTGAATAAAATATTTCTATTCTTTTAAGTTCACGAATCGGAGTATCAAGAAGAGTTGAATATGAAATATTCATACTCAACCCAAATTGATTAACCCTAACTGATAAAACATTTATATACATTCTGATATTAGCTTCCGGGTCTACTCCTAGCCTACTAAAAAATTTTGTACTTTTTCCTTGATATCTTTAAATTCCTGATAATTTTTAAGGTTTACTAAAGTATCATAATCTACTCCTGAGACTTCTTCAGCAACAAGCATTAAGTATGCTTCATCGAGTTCAGGAACATATTGTGCATCTGATTTCATAAGTCTTCTATATTTTGCTTTCAATATTATTATTTTTTTACCTGTTAAAGATCCAAAATCTAATTTTATTTTTTCTCCATTAACATATGCGTATTTTGTGCAGCTATCAAGTACTTCCATTTCTTCATTTGGTACAGGTACATCTATTGCTTTCAGCTGCTCTTTTGCTTCTTCTAACTCTTTTTCAAATGATAAATCTCTCATCGTTTATCCTCCTAATTTAAAGCTTGCTTAATTTCTCCAGCAACATCTTCTCCATCAATCACAGTAATCTTATTAAGCTTGTCAATTTCAACTACTACTTCTCCATCTATTTCCTCTTTGTAATAAGTTAGAGTTAATGATAGTTCACTTTCATTTTTCAATGCTCTTCCAAGTTCTCCACCTGATCTCTTAAATACTTTACCTTTTACAGAGCAAGTAATTATCTGTTTATCATAGTCATGTGTTGCATCATCCATTCCACCTATGTATCCTTTTATGATTAAAGATACTGTTTTATTTCCAGTTTTTAATTTCATTCCTTTGTGCTTTCCTAGGAATTTAATTACTAAATTTAGCAGGTTATATGATTGAGATGATACATATTCATATTCGTCAACACCTAGACCACTAATAGTTTCTTTTTTATGCTCAATATCTGGAAGAGTTACAGTAGCTACTCCGATTAATTCATTTGTTCCATCAATTTTTACAATTGCGTCTTCTATAATGCTTGGTTTAAACATTTATATCCTCCTCTGTTTAAAAATAACTATCTAAATACTCATCATTGTATTCAAGGACAAATTTAAGAGTTTCACCAGGTAATACAATACCTAATGAAATATGCCATGTGAATACTCCGTTTACTAAGTCATTCTTATTATTTTCTTCCTTCTTAAAGTCAACACTTGCTCCTAATAGTTTTTCCTGTGCTACTAATGAAGCTAAGTATCTATTAGCATTCATTTTTATTGCTTCTGCTCGTGAAACTGACATTGGTTTATCAACTTCATTTTCATTATTGAGCATTAAAGCATTTGCCAGGAATTTAAACATTCTTTTTGCAACGGTCCACATATCTTTAGGGTCAGTATTTCCTCCAGGCTGGAAGACAGATGTTCTATTTCCCCATGCCACTACTCCATTTGGTCTAGATATTATAGTGACTATTCCATTTTCATTCAGAAGATTTGCTTCTTCCTCTGTCAAATGTAAATCAATGTATTTTTCTTTTTCTTTATATCCAATACAAGCAGCTTTTATATTTTTATTTGATGCTGATTCATATGGAACACCTTCATTTCTTGCATCTACAGATGCTGATAAGAAAGCATGGAATATACTGTGATTGTAATATTCATTTCCAAATTTAACTTTTCCAAATACAATTATTTGATCTTCATCAATCCAATTATGTGATTTTTTGTATTCTATTGCTTCTCCATACTTAGTAGTTTCAGGAAGTTCAAAGATACTCATGCTTTGCCATTTGTTACCGATTTTACTAGCTTTAGTATCAAGAATTGCTCTTAGCTCATCATCAGTATATCCAGGTGTAATTACATATGATGGAATCATTGAATATTTTGGAAAAATTTCTTTTAAAACTTCTAAGCCTGTATTTTTTAATGATTGAGGATCACATGAACCAATTAAATCACTTGCTTCTACTTTACTTGGATCTAAATATTCAAACTCTCCATCAATTTTTGTTGCATTTACTCCATGCCCAAATGTAATTTCTAAGGTTCCATCTTCAAGGAAACTTGATTCAAACTCTTTAATTGGTGTTGAATCTGAATTATTTTTTATTGTTAATGATTTTAATAGGATTCCAGGTTCTTCAAGAATAATTTTTTCATCTTTTACTACAACTTGTTCAAATGATTTTTTTGTCTTATGCTTTTCAGGATCCAGCACATTGATTAAAATAAATGGAGTTACACCAAATATATTTAGTCCTACATATGCTGCCTCTGTTAATGTAAATCCTTCAACTTTTTGAGTAGTTCCCATGAATTTAACAACATCTTTTGCTGATTGAATAAGATTTATTTTATTGACGTTGTCTATCTCTCCCATGTTAATTGGGGCAGTTCCAAGCACTACTACAGGTGTTTTAGTAGTTATAATGCCTTTGATTTTACTTTCTAACTCCTTACTATAAGTTCCATGTGTAAACATTTATATCCTCCTTTATTGAATTGTTATGTTTCTAGGCTTTTTTTCTGTTTTTATAAATTTTTTATTCTTAGCATAATATCCTAAATCAACAAATTTTGACTCTATTTCAGGATTAGCTGCCTTTATTTTTTTTAATACATCTTCGTCAACTATTGTATTTTTAGATAACACAATGCCATTCAAGCTTTTGGTACCGCCAATGTATATATACTTCATTTTCTCCTCCTATTCTACAAATTTACCAGCTGTACTTGGGAATAATTCAACATTTATAAAAATATCATATCCCCAGTAATCCTTGTAAGTTTCTTCACTCTCAACAGCTTTCAGACCTTTTTCAATTGCTATTCTGTATCCTTTTTTTAAGTTACTATTTTCAATAAATTCCAAAATCTTTTCAACTACTGATAAAATTTCATCATATCCGGATTCAATATCAGGATTTTTTGTTTTTATCCGTATAAGGATCTTTGCCTCTTTATTAAAAATGCTTTGTTCTTGTGCCTGCCCAAATTCAAGTGTTCTTACTAATAGCCATGGAGTAGTTGTTTCATTATCAATGCCACGCATTCTTTCTTCGTAATCTGACTTTTTTAAGTATCCTCTTACATATTTATACTTATCTTTTCCAAGCAGTTGTTTTAGCTCACTTATCAAACTTTTTTCAACTTCTATGATTCCCATATTTGAGTCATCTCCGCTCTTAGATTTTTTAAAAATAATTCTTCCATTTTATGCAGTTCTTCTTTTGTTGGCTCTCTAGACATTCCAAAAAGAGAAGCAGTTTTAGCCATTGTAATATGTCTTTCATTTGACTCTCTATTTCTAAAAAATAAACCAACAGTAAATCTTTTTCCTGGCTTTTTATAGAATGCCCAGAACATAGTGGACATCTCAGTTGTTTTACTGCTCTTAATTGTGGCCTTTATCCTTTCCTTTGGCCTTCCTGGGTATTTCTGTGAAATTGAAAAATGTTCTATACCTGTTTTCTTGGTTGAAGCTGCAAGAGTTCCTTCTCCATTTTTAGCTGATATCTTAAAGGATCCAGCTTTGATATAAAAATCATCTATTGAATAATTTTCCTTTATCTTTTCAATATTAGATTTTCTAAATTCCCTTATTGCCTTTTTTAATGATTCACTTAAACTTTTCTTTGCAATTTTAGGCATTTTTTCAAAAGTTTTGGTTAATTTTTCTTTTAAAACATCATCAATTTCAACTTCAAACACTTTATTCCTCCCATCTTTCTATATCAATTTCAAGAAGTCCTAATTCATCCTTTATATTTTTTACAAAATATGTTTCAGAATTTATAGTAATCTTTTCATCAATATTTATTTTAATAGGGAGGTCTCGTTTTTTTAAAACGAGACTGGCAGTGTTTGATTTTATACTAGAGTCTTTTCTCCCTTTTTGATTTTTAAAATTTAGAAGTGCTTTTACTGATATGCCACAAAAATTTATTCTTTCTGCAAACTCACGAAAGAAATTACGATTAATGTCTTTCTTAATTTGATGTTTAAACGACATTGTTTCCTCCTAGCATTTCGCAACTTTCGAAATTACTTATTTTTGTGGTGGTGGAACAGGCTTTCTGATAGTTTCTTTTTTTTCGCCTTTTCCTTTGGCTTTTCCTTTTTTCTCTTCAACTATTTCTTCCACTGGTGCTTCCTCTTCTGGTGTTTCTTCCTCGATAACCTCTTCCAGTGTTTCATCTTCAACAACTTCTTCTTCTATTGCTTCAAGCACTGTAAAACACTCAGTGTCACTTACGTCTCCGTCATAAATAAATTCTTGGCCATCTGTGTACTCTTTCCCACCGTTAAAAATACGATAGCCTTCGTTTACTTTAACTTTGTACTTCATCTTTCCCTCCTATTCTAAAACTTTAGCTGCAAAGTATCCTTTGGCATCTTCTGGCATAATTAATGGTGCAGAGAAATATTGTATTTCATTGTCTTCTGATGCCTCAGGATAGAACGGTCTTATTATTTCTTTTTCAACAAATAGTTGAGCATTTTCACCCTGTTTTGGTCTTAATGCTAATGCTCCATAATATACTGTAAAACTATTAGCTTTAAATCCAACGATTGTCTTTTCAGGAAGTAATTGTGTCTCTTCTTTTTCTCCTGGCTCCTTAGCCCAGTCAATGTAGCTGTATACAGTAATATTTAAACTTGGGATAAATCCTACTAACTTCATTCCATTATCTAATCTTTGGACATTTTGGTTTAATTGAATTAGATTTACATTTACGTTCTTTTGATCTTCTTTAACTTTTTCATTAGCTAAGAAATAAGAAACAACATCAGGAGCCATTACAAGTGAATCTATAACTATACCTGTTGATTTAAAAATTTCATTTTGACGATCTTCAACCCATTTAACTATGTCAAATTGAGGATTTTTGAATGTATCATTTGAAGTTAAAGCTATTTGTTTAAAATCCTTGTCATATTTAACTCCAGCAGTACCATCTCCAGTTGGACAAACTCCAGTAGTTAGAAGTGTTAATAACATCCAAATCTTAGTTCTAGTTGAAATATCTCTTAGTTCAATCATGCTTTCTGCTAGCTCTTTTTTTGCTATATTATCTTGATTTTCAGCGTATATTGTCTGTCCAAAATGTTGTTCTAATAGAGATTCAGCAGTATTAATTGTATATAATTTTATTAATCCTGGTTGATACATTGTTACTTCAAAAGCCTCTTTTTCTATAAAAACACCTTTTTCTCTTGCTGATACAAGTGGAGCTCTTAATCTTCCAGCTGATTTGGTTTGAACTTCAAATTTAGTTGTGTTTTTAGTTACTTCTTTAGCTATTAACTTGTCCCAGATACTGATTTGTGGCTTTTTAATTTGTTTGTAAATTTTAGTCAAGTTTACTAATGTAAACATATTTCTTTCCATGTGTGATATCCTCCTTATTTAAAAAATATATTTAGTGGTCTAGCTGCTTTTTCAATGTCCTTCCACTCTAATGATTTTTCTTTTTTTATTTCGTTCTTATTGAAAATTCCCATCAAATAAACTGTAATGTATTCATTATCCTTTACATCAAAAGTGTCTGTTGCTACTCCAAAGAGATTATCAACTGTTGTACATTTATTCCCTTTTTCTGTTGAATAATCGTATTCTATTAATTCTCCCTGTTCAAATTTACCAGCATTCATTTTTATTTTTTTTGTTAAAAAAGGTAACTCTAACCCTGCCTTTAAATTGCCTGGTCTATGTATTTCACCCATTAAAATGCACCTCCATTTGCCATATTAATAATATCTGACATGTCATCTTTTAGCTTTGCTGCCTTTACTTCTTCATCAGTGATGTCTCCACCTGCTTTGTTTAGATCCTCGGCATCTTCTTTTTTCTTATTAAATGCTTCTTCTAGTGTTTCTTGAGAATTTTTCTTTACAGATTGCTCAGGATTAGAGATTACAAAATCAAGCAATTCCCCTACTACTTCATTTACATACTTTGGCTCTTCAAATTGGTATTTTTTTACCAGTGCAGCTGCTCCAGGAATTCTATTTACATAGTTTTCAAAATCCTGGATTCTCTTTCTTTCATTTTCTTTTCCAGAATTAAAAACAGCATTAAATAACTCGTTGTTTTCTGTTTTCAATTCTTCTAGTGTGATTTCACTAATTTCTTTTTTCATGTTTTTATCCTCCTTTTTATTGATTTTTTTATTAAAGTTAAAATACCCATTTGGTATCTCTTCAAAACTATAGCTACCTCGACCGAAACTATTTTTTTCTGTGTCTTCTATTGCAGTAATAAAACCTTTTTCAAGAGCTTCCTGTGGAGTAAAATATGTTGTTTTATTCATCAAATCAGATATCTCTTCTTCGGTTAAATTTGATTTAGTTTTATATGCTGCTATAATTCCTTTTTTCAAAGTATCTAAGATGTCAGCTTTTGCTCTTAGTTCATCAGCTCCACCCTCGATATACTGTGTAAATGGATTATGTATCATAAAGCTTGCTGAAGGAGACATTACAATTTCATCTCCTGCCATTGCGACAACTGTTGCAATCGAACAGCATTCTCCCTCAATGTATATTCTCTTTTTTGCTTTGTGATTTTTTAAAGCATTATAAATTGCAATACCAGCTGCTACACTTCCTCCTGGGGAATGTATTCTTACATTTATTTCTTCTACATTTTCCACTGCATCTAATATATTTGCCATTCTGTCCGCATTTACATCTGCAAACCAACCATCACCTATAAAGCCGTAAACACGTAATTCTACACTATTTGATTTTCTCTTTATACCAATCATTCATATCAACTCCTAACAATGCCATTTCTGATTTTAATTGCTCTATATTGTCCTTCCAATCTGTTCCTGTAATAGATCTTGCTTCTCTAGCAATAGTACTAATTCCAGAAAGTATTCTTATTTGAGCTGCTTTGACCTCTTTCAATGGATCCAGTTGTGTCTGTGCTTCTCCATACCATTCTGCACCTTGGTAATATTTTCTTTTTAAAGGATTATCATATCCTGGTAGTTTCAAATATCCCTTTGCTACTGCTTCATCTAGGAACTCTTCAAATACAGGCTGACAAAAGTCTGATATAAGCCATTCTCTCCGCATTTTATATGTTTTATATGCCTCTTCAAGTGCTGCTCTACTAGCTGAATAACTAGCAGAGAAATGTGCTAATAGGACTTCTACTGGTATCTCTAAAGCTGTTCCTACTAATTTTGACATCTGAAATAGAAAACTTTCAAAATTACTATTAGCTCTTTGTGTATTTGCTGCTTCTATTTTTTGTCCTGGCTCCAGTTCAACTACAGTACCATTACCCAATTGATAATTTTTATCATCTTCATTCTGTTCTTCAAGAGGTATTAAACTACTTTGTGGATCAGTATCTCTATCCCTAGTTATAAAAACTGTAAACATTGCACTTACAACAGCATTGGTTAATTCTGAATTTGTGTATTTTGTTATCTGAGAAAGCATTTCTATTACTGGAGCTAGTAAAGGAACTCCTCTCCTTTGCCCTATTCTTTCTTTTTCCATGATAATTAATATGTTTCTTCTTCCATTTTTTCCGTATACATCAAATTTCTTAGCGTCTAAGTCATCAAGTGAATTTACAAAGTAGTAGGCTATTGGCTCTCCATCTTTATTAATTTCCACTCCGTTTTTTATATTTTTTTCCGGTGGTACCTTAGATGGTTGCTGACACCTTGCACTATCAATCAATTGTATTTTTAATTCAAAAATATCTTTTGGCTTTTGCCTATAAGGAAGTAGGACAAAACATTCTCCATCAATCAGTTGTGTAAGTACAAGTAATGACTGCAATTGATAGAAATTATTTTGCCTAGTTATGTCACATTCTTTACTGTCTGCCCATAACTCCCATATTGTCTGAATCTCATCTTGAATTTTATATGCCTGTTCATCAGTAAGATTTAGTCCTACTTTATTAATTTTTGATTTAAGTCTTATTCCTTTACCGACTATATTAGTCCGCATCTTCCGTATTGCTCCAACTCCTATGGAGTTTCCCATGTACAATTGTCTTGATCTTGCCATTAAGATATTTTTATTTTCTCCTATATCCTCATCAGCTGAATAAAGATTATCATCCATTCCTCTAAATGCATTTTTTCGAGTAGATGCTCCATGATGTGCATAGTTTAGAAACTCATTCATTTTTTTGTTATTCTTGTATTTTCTTTTCTCAGTTTCAACAGCATTCAGTACCTTTAATCTTTTCAATGCTAAGGAAGGAGCTATCTTTTCAAGAATACTCATTTTATTCCTCCTTATTTACTCATTCATTCCATACAGTCTGTAGATACGGATTCCAGGTTTTATATTATTTTCAAGTCTTATTTTTTCTCTTTGATAGTATCCTTTCAATTCCTGGATCTCTCTTAGATTTGCTCTTGTTAGTGTCCTACCCTCGTATTCATATTCTTGACCTGCCAATACCGCTTCCTCAGCTTCAATACAAAATGCAATCATTCGATTACAATCCTCAACAGTCATGCTCCTTGATAAGAGCTGCGTTCTTTTTTTCTTGTAAAATTCTTCTAATTCCTGAATTTTTTCAAGATTATCATATTTTTTACCTTGATAATACCCATAACCTTCAAGGATTATTTGCTCTTGTAAATATTCTAAATCTTCAATTTTTTCTTCGATTTCTCTTAGCGTCAATTAATATCACCTGCTTTTTAATTTTCCTCTTATGCTTAATTCTCTTAATTGTTCTTTACTTAATTTTGCTAGTTCAAGTAAATCAATATTAAATACATAATGTAATACAGTTGCATAGTTTCTACAGTCTAAAGCCTCGTTTCTATCTCTTATCTTTATCCATTCAACTTTTTTATTTTTGTAAGATTTTACTTCTGCAGTTAACGACATGAAATACTCTTTATCATAGCCACGGCCATAGTTACTCGGATAATACATATATCCTTTGACATTCTTATCATTGATTTTTAATGATCCGTAAGTTATGTCTTTCAAAGCATTGACTCCAACTGATAATAATTGAATTCTACTTGTTCTTCCTTTTCCTTTTGTCTCTCTAAATCCGTTGTTAACCGGTACAAAATCGCCACCTTGACCCTTTATACCTATTATTCTTTTGTGTTGATGAGTACTTACAAAATCATAGACACGTTGTGTGTGGTTACCTCCAGTGTCTATACATCCACCAAAAATTCCTAAGCTATGAACATTCCCTTCAAAGTAAAATTCTTTTGATAAATAAGTATCTAGTTCATCCCAGATTAGCTGTTCTTCTAAATTACCATTTATTACTTTATATTCAATTCCATAGGTTGCATTTGGAGCCCATCCAACGACTTCAATTGCTAACCAATCATTTTGAACGTCAATTCCTACAGTCAGTAATACAACATCTGCTGGAAGATCTGCTTTATATTTAATTCTACGTTTATATAATTTTTCATAATCAATTTTAGCTGTTAACTCATCTTCCCATGTTTCAGCTAAAACTGTGTTTATGAAAGCTTTTAATTTTTGCTTATCTCCCTTTACTTCTAAAAATTCTTTTACTATATCTGACCAAGTTCTGAATACTGAAGCTAAAGCACTCAGGTGATACCCTAGGTGTCCTTTTTCTAAAGGATATTTATGTATCCAAACTCCAGTACCTTGATTATTCCTTTTCCATTCCTTTTCTGTAGCTGTTTTTCCACATTTTTCACATTTCATTACAACAGATTGTGGATCATCTTCTTTCCATTTTAAGTTAGAAAATTTTAAAGGTTGTAAAGCTTTACAATGTGGACAAGCTAAATTCCATTCAGCCTGTGAGCTGTTTTTATATTCTTCTTCAACCTCAGATATTCCCTTTATTGTGGGTGTTCCAGTGATAATGCATTTGCTAACATCTGAAAATGTTGTTAATCTCTTTTTTACTAGTGATATTGGACTCCCTTCATCCCCGGAACTTTTTGCATATCTGTCAACCTCATCCATGAACGCAAGCCGAATAGGTCTTGCAGCAAGTTTACTTGGAGAATTAGTTCCCACTGATGCTATAAATCCACCTTTAAAAACTTTATGAAGTACTGTATCTCCACCTTTCCTAACTCCTTTAAATTCTTTAATCAACTTTGTCAAAATTTTACTTTCTCTGATTGCTGGGTCCAGTCTTTCTTTTGAAAATGCAGCGGCCATATCATCCGTTGGCTGAACTAGCAGCATTGGACAAGGATCCAGGTGAACATACCTTCCAAAGATATTTATTATAAATTCTGATTTTGCCAATTGTGCAGCCATCATTAATGTCATTTGTCTAACTTGGTTTTCTGTTACTCTCTCATAGATTTCTACCATATAAGGTGTTCTTGCAGTTTCAAACTTTCCTGGCTCTTTACTTGATTCTGTAGATAAAACTCTATACTTATCTGCCCATTCTCTAACTGTAAGATCTTCTGGAGGTAATAAAATTACTAGACATCTTTTGAATAATTCAATTGTTTTTTTATCAATTGTTTTCTTTGACATTACTCAAGCTCCTTTTTTAAGTTTTCCTGATTACTTGGTGGCTCATAGTCACTTAATTCTTCAAGTGCCTCTAAAATATATCTTTCAATTATTTCTATCCTATTCTTTTCCGGGTAGTTCTCTATTTCATTATCAATTTTTCTTACTGAAGATAGTAACTTCTTTTTAAACTTGATTAACATATCTGAAAGGATATATTCTACTTGATCATCTGAATGATATTTATCTTGATAGACTTCATATCTCAGTTCTGCTAATTTTCTTTTTGCTCTTGTCATTTTAATTGTTTCATCGTTTGCCCTAAGATAATTCTTGATATTTTCCTTTAGCTCATACTTGTCATTTTCTCCCTTTATAAGTATCTTTTTTTCTGTTAAGTTCCTAACTGTTCTTTCAGTTACTCCTAGGATGTCTGCTAAAGTTTTTAAATTCACATATGTTCCTAGGTCATCTCTTGAATCTACAATATATTTTTGAATACATTTTATAAGCTTATAACCTGCTGGAGTCTTAAATTCAGAAAATATATCTCTCACATAACGTGGTGTAATTTTTAATAAATCAGCAAGTTGCGCTTCCTGAATTAAGATCATACTTCTCCTCCATTTTCTCCTTTTCTAAGGTTTTTCCGACCTATGCCTTGGAACTTGGAAAGACAAAATTTACTTTCACATTTTAAAAGTTCCGCGCTCGAACGCACCCGCAAACCAAGAAATGTTTCCCAGTACCTTTTTATTTGAAGTCTTCATCAGATACAACAACATCATCTTGATTGTCATCTTCTGTTTTCTTAGTAAGAAGTGCTATCACTCTCTGTTCTTCTGCCCAATCATATCCAAGCATTGCACGAATTGAATCGATAGCAGCTCTTGCAGCTGATAGATTGTATTCCCTTCTTTTCTTTACAGCTTTAAAAGTTCTGTGTCCGAACTTCTGACTATTCTCATCTTCGTAAGTAGTTTCAACTATTTCTATTCCTTGTTCTCCCTTTTTAGAAATTTCCAATAGTTCATTTGCTAGCCTTTCAGCTCCTAGCTTTGAATCTAAAAATAGCTTTTGTCTAAGTAAATGTAACTTCGTGGCAACCGCTGGATGCTTTTCTATATCAGCAGCTTTTGTGTTTTCACTATATCCTGCTTCCTGCTTTGCTTCCTCTGTATTTTTACCGTACAATCTAGCGATTACATATTTGGTTTGTTTTTCTGTCAACCCCTCAAAATCGCATATTTGTGCATTTATTTTTATTTCAAGTTCCTTTAAATAAGTTCTATAATCTTCAAGATAGCGTCTTATCCAGGAGATTATTGTATTAACTGGAACTTTCAATCTTTTTGATATTTCTTTATATTTTTCTTTTTTAGTTTTCCCAAACTTTATACTTTCTAATTGTATGTACAAATGCAATGCATGAGCTTTTGTTTTATCCAAGTTTTCTATTTTACTCACAAATTACATCCTCAAAATTATTTTTAATTTCTTTCCAAGTATACTTATTGTCGCCTCTTATTAATTCAATGTTTTGATTTATACTTGCAAATCTTCTCACAATTACATCTGTGTATTTTGGGTCAAACTCCATTAAAAATGATTGTCTCCCTAACTGTTCTGCAGTAATGAGGGTAGAGCCTGAGCCACCAAATAAATCTAGTACATTCCATTCTGGCTTACTTGAATTGGCCATTAGTCTTCCTAGCAATTTTAATGGCTTCATTGTGGGATGTATATCATTTTTAAGTGGTTTATTCTCTCTTAATATAGTGCTTTTTTCTTCCAGCTTGCTTTGGAGATCTAACACCATATTTACTAATTCTTGCTTTGATTTTTTCTTTAGGTTTTCTTGATTTTCTAATACTGTATCCTGGGTGTAATCCTGAATATAAAAATGTGCTGTTCCTTGTTTCCAACCGTACAAGCATGGTTCGTGCCTCCAATTGTAGTCTTGACGTGAAAGGTTGAATCCATTCTTTACCCATATTAAGCACTGAGAAAACTTAAATCCTGCATCCTCTAGTGCTTTCCGAAATGAGATGGTTTCACTGTCAGCATGAAATATATAATAAGCAGCTCCAATTCTCATGTTTTCAAATGCATTTTTATAAAATGCTAATAGAAATTCAAAGAATTTATCAGAACTCATATTATCATTTTTTATTTTCTGCCCATCACTTCCAGAATAATCAATATTATATGGAGGGTCAGTTATCATGAGATCAGCTTTAACTCCATTCATTAGTTTTTTTACATCATCCGGATTTGTAGAATCACCACACATTAATCTGTGTTTTCCAAGTAAATAAATATCTCCAGGTTGTGAAAAATAGTCTTCTCTAACTTCTGGTATCTCTATCTCTTCAATATCATCTGGGTTTTCTGCTAGTTCTAGTTCATTTTCAATTTCTGCTAAATTAAAACCAGTTAAAAGCAATGACTCTTCATCTAGCTTTTTCAATTCCTGGAAGAGTAATTCAAAATCCCATTCTCCTTTACTTTGTGCATTAAGTTCTGCTAGTCTTAAAGTTCTAAGTTCATCATCTGTTAAATCATCTATTTGTACAACTCTTGCTTTTGTAAATCCTAATTCAACTGCTGCTTTATATTTTGCATTATCAAATAAAACTTTATTTGTGCTAGTTATTACTATTGGGACTACCATTCCAAATCTATTTAATATTTTCTTGTACAAATCTATTTGATCTCTACTTGCTTTTTTAGGATTACTATCATCTATCTGGATACTCTTTATATCTAATTCTATTACTTGCATTCATTCCTCCTTTCGTATTAATTCGCTTATGTTTTTATAAAATACCAATGTTTTCTTTCAGGATTGAAGAGCTCACATATTATTATCACGCGAGGGAAATATCATTCAAAGCTTGTAAAATTAATACTTTTCATCATTTTTTTTGCTTTTCAAAACCTCTAAAACGGACACTATTATGTCCTTTTTAGGCAATATCAAAAGTTAAATGTTGTTTAGAATTACATTTAACTTTTACTTTAAAAAATATTATTTTATTAATAAAAAATTCAAGCCTTTCAAGATTGTCAAAGTTGCTTCTTTTGGGACTCCCTCTTGCTTCGTATTCCTTTAATGCTTCTTTAACTTTATTCTTATATCTTCGTGTTTGCCGACTCCCTTTTGTTGAGTTTTGTTGAATTACTTGATTTGCTATTTTTTCATCGAGGATATGTTCTTGAAGATCTCTTATAAGATTTGGAATTTTTCTACTTTCAAAATCTTTCAATCTTTTTTCTAAAATTTCAATATCTCGATACAACTCTTTTGTTATGTGCTCAAATAGTATTTTCCCTATTTTCACTAAAATTTTTTCTTTGATTACTTGTAATTTTAATTCACTTACAATTGAAGTTTTACAGTAAAAATCAAGTGCCATTTTTGTCATTCTATGCTCAAGCCTTAAATTAGCACCTCTTACTTTATCTAGATTTTTTTTATTATGTTCATGACTTTTGCTGTACAATCTCATCTTCCAACCTCTATTCATTTGAAAAATGAAACCAGTATTATAATAATAGTCACTGGCATAGTCGTAGTCTTCAAAACAAGTACCAATTTTAGTGTAATTATTACGTTTTAATGATTTATAAAAAAGAGAAATAATATTGTAATAAGAATAAAAACTTTTTATTCTTTCTTGTAAACAGATTTCTAAATACTCATATGATAAGTCATTCCTGGATACCCTTTGTAAAGAAATATCCTTTATGATTTTAACTAATTGATTTTCTACAAGTACTTTCCCTGCCTCTGTACAAAGAGGATACACATTATTGTCAGTTCCAAATCTTGCATAGGAAAAGTCTATTTTTACGAGAGTATATCCTGTTTTTTCACATACTCTAATTTCATTAATATTATTCTCATTTATTTTAAAGGACTGAGTAGTTCCTGCTAATTTCCGAGGATTTACATTTTTAAATCTTTTCTGTACTCCTAGAATTACAAGGTCAGCTTCTACATCTGCAAGACTTACCCAGACCGCTGCCCTGTCAAGTCCTATCATCTTTCCTCCTTATAAATTTACACAATAAAGACTACTACCCTTGTGTTATGGAATATTAATCACAAAAAAAACAATTTTATCTGGGGAAGAGATAGAGTAGTAGTCCCAATTCTATATATTTATTTCAATCCAACCTTTTGAAGTTCTTTGCCTGGTCACTATATCTTTACCAGCAAATTTTTTCATAAAAAGTTTCTTATAAATTTTTAATGAAGTTAACGAGGTTGTTGTTATTTTGTCCAATACAATTTTAAATGTTTCATCCTTAATTTTTTTAGTTTTTGTGTCATAAACTGTTATCAAATACATATTTTCCTCCATTTTTTAAAAATATAATTTTGCATTTTAAAATATTTATTTGTTATAATAATCTTACACGTGTATAAAAATACAAAAAGAGGTCAACTAGAGATGAAAAATAATAAAATAACACTTAAAGAAATTGTGAAAATCTTAAAAAAACTTTCTAAAAAATCTAAAAAATAATATATAATTTTATTCTGTTAAGAGCTCTTCACAACTTATTTTTCCAGCAATAGCAATTTTATTTATAGATGCAACTGTACAATTCTTTTTCTTACTCATATTTTCTAAAATTGTATTTAGAGTCTGAGGTGTTATTCCTATCTTTTTAGCTAGTTCTTTTTTTGTCGTTTTAGTCAATATTTTTTTCTCAATATTAGATCTGACTATCCCAGTATCAATAAGTTTTATATCTTTTTTCATTACATTCTCCTATTTATAAAGTTTTAAATCGTATATTTACTTAATACAAATATAAGTTATTTATTCAAAAAAGTCAAATAAAAAAAAAGAATAAGTTATAAACTTACTCTTTTTTCCAATGTTAAATATTCTTTTTTTTAGAATTCATATTCTATTTCATGCTTCAGACAATCCTTTAAAAAATCTATTTCTTCTTTATTTTCTTCGTATTTTCCAGCCGTTCGTAAATTAAATTCTATATTAGATATAATTTGTTTTATTGTAAATTTTCTCTCATCCTCATCTAGCAGCATAAATAATTCGTAATAAATCTTATATTTTTCTTTTTCAGCTTCTATTTTTTCAATATATTTTTCATTGATCCTCTGAATTTCAATTTTTGTTCTCCCTTCTTCCTCTCCACCAGCGGCATTTAATAATAATCTGTATTTATTACTTAGTTCATCATATTTTTTTACAAACGTATCTGGAGAAACTTCTCTTTCCCATTCTTCATACAAATGTTCTCTTTCTTCTTTAGTAAGCGGAAGATTATCTAAAATTGCAATTAAGTTATCTTTCCTAGGTACACTTCTTCCTCTCTTAATGTCAGAAATAAAACCTTCTGTTATGCCTGTTAAAAGTGCCAATTTTCTATTTTTTATTTTATATTTTTCTAATATTTCTGTTAATTGTTCACCAAACATAATGATCTCCTTTCTAAAAAAATACGGTTTAAAACGTTTCTTATTATAATTATACTCTATTTTTACAAAAAAGAGAAAAGTTTATAAAATTTATTTTTTTATTTCATTGACTTTTTACGTTTTAATACTTATAATCATAATAAGATATACAGCGTATTTTTTATTATTAACATAAAAATACGTTATTAATCATAAAAATTTTCTTGTTTTAATAAAAAAGCAGATAGTCATCTACCTGCTTCAAATTATCATAAATTTATTAATATGTCATATTTTTAGTTTTGTTTTTATTTCAAAATACAATTTAGGATCATAGTTTTTAATTGTTTCAACAACTGCTTGTGAATAAGTAAATAATTCTATTTTATCCGTAATTTCAATTTGTTGATAATCATTGTCATATGAAAAAATTCCAAACGGTGAAACAAAAAATAAATTAGGATATATCTTTTTTAATTTTGTTATATTTAGATTCAAGGTTCCAACATAGTTGAAATCATCATCATATACATGTATATTTCTTCCTATTTTAAGCATAAAACCTTGATTCTCTAATATACTCTTAATATCTTCTTCTTCAGAAAGAGATTTAAAAATATTTACTTCATTTTTCAACTTAAAAATTATTTTATTTGTATGGTCAATAAAATCAATACTTTGTTTGAGAATTTTATACTGAATGTTTAATTTTTCCTTTTCTTCTAATGATAAGGAAATTGTATTTTTATCATTTGATGTTAGGTTTTCAGGTGGGAGTTCAGACTGAATGTTGTCATCTACAGTATCTGATTTGTATTCAGTTATTCTATCTACTCTAAATGTTTTATGAGTGTTATCTTCATCTATGTCTAAGCAATTAATATAATCAACACCATTTTGAGAATATAATCTCAAAACAACAACATTTCTTAGTTTAGCACTTATATCACTTGTTTTTTTATAATAAAATGTGAATACTTCTCCAGTTTCTTCATGTTCTTTTATTACTGATTTTAGTTCTTCCGAAGTTCCAAAAGACTCTAAAGAAGTATCTGTATCATCGAGATAATCATCAAAGTCCAAATTATCTTCACTATCATATGGCTCTATATAATCATTTTCGCTAAATTGATTATAATTAGTTTCTGTTTCATTAGGTTTTTGATTGCTGGAAGTAGATGTATACAATCTCTTATAAAAAAATATTAGAATGATAGCTGCCAGCAAAAAATATGCAGCTGCTCCAATGCTTTTTTCAGCAAATACAAATCCAACAAATAATACAAAATCTAAAAATGCTTTAAATCCAAATACTATTAATACGATTACAAATAAAAACTTGTTTTTTATTGGACGTTGTCTTGCTAATGCAAAAAGTCCAATTGGTGCTAAAAAAATAAAAGATAATAAATAAAATAATACCATAACCTCAACCCCTCTTAATCTATTGAATAGAGTGTCCTAGATACCAATGATAAAAATTAGACTTCCCCATCTAATTTATTCTAGGATGCTCTCTTGAATAGATTATTTTGTGGCAGTCTCTTCATCAGGAATATATTCTATTAAATCCTGAGTATTACAGTTAAATAATTTACAAAATTTATCCAAATGCTCTGGGTTAATACGTGTTATAGTCCCATGAAAATATTTCCCCATTACAGATGGTGTTATACCAACATAAGTACTAACTTCTTTTTGAGTTAGTCTATGTTCAGCCATTCTAATATGAATTTTAAATTCTATCATAATATCACCTCAACATTAGTACTTTTTTATATTATAACAAATATTTTTATTTTTTTAAACTATGATAATTACTTTAAAAGTTATTTTATACCTTGACAAATCATTTTAAACGTTGTAATATGATTTTAAGAAGTAAAATATATGTGTTGCTGATATTTTATATTCTTTAAAGATATTAGAAAAATTTTAGAACATTGGCAATAGAATATGTTGAAAAATTTGAGGAGGTGATACCAATGATAAAACAAACGTAGGAGGAATAAATGAAAAAGAAAAGTAAAATCATGGCATTTTTAGAAAAGGCAAATGAAAAGGGAATTATAAGTTTCAGAGCTCTGGAGGAGAGAGAGCTGTTTGAAAAAATGTTATTAGAAAACGAGAAAAAATTTCAAGAAGCAGGGATTGATTCAAATGCTTTATTTAATAGTTTTGAAAAGGTGCTTGAATTATATCAGGAAGATTTCTTCAGATTAGGTTTTCTATATTCAAAAGTTAAAGACTAAAATACAATAAAAAAATGGAAGGCTTTCCAGAGCCTTCCACTTAAGAGATATGCTATAAAAACTAATTTGAGCGACTAGTTAACTAACATACCCATCTCTTCTGAAGATACTCAAATTATAGCATACCTCTAAAAAAGTTTCAATAAAACTTTGGAAAATTGGAGGTAAAAAAATATGGTAACAAATTATAAACAATTACAAGAACTTGTTAAAAAGTACGGAAAAAACTTTAATCTACAACAGGCTTTACAGAATGAAAAAGCTGGTGATAATAAATGAAAATAATGGATAGTGTAATTTATGTTGTTTGTACTCCAGATGGAACACCTATAAAAGCTTTTACTAATGAACATGATGCTAAAAAATATCTATTGGATCAGATGATTAGTAGAGGAGATACTTATTCTTATGAACATATTTTTTTAGAAATAGATGATATTTTTTATAAGAGATTACATCTTGTGGCAAATTCTATAGAAGTTAAAAAGAAAAAGGAGGGTAAATAATGGAATATATTACATTGGCTGATGTGGATGCAAAAGGATATTATCCTCTTCCTAAAAACTTATTCAATAATAAAAACTATCAAATTAAAATTAAAACTAAGAAAAAAATTAAAGATGAAGTCAAAACAATTGTAACTATAAAAGATAAATTGAATGATACTTCAAAAATTCTCTACAGCATTTTGTGTGACAAATTAAGTGATTCAGTAAGTAACGGATGGTGGGATCAGGATAAAAGAGTGTATGTTAAGTTTTCAGTTTCTAAATTATGTCAGATTCTTAACAAAAGTAGAGACACTGTAATCAAATGTAAAAAAGAATTAGAAGAATCTAATCTCCTAAAAATTGTACCTGGTGGACTAGGAAAATCAGATATTTTTTATCTTGGTAAGATAAAACCTAGACCTTCTGAAGATATGGAGCTTGAGTATCTGGATAAAACAGATACAATTTTTTTTAACAAACCAGTCGATAATATCGACCAGTCGAAAGTTACCCTGCAAACCAGTCGAAAACATCCTTGTAAACCAGTCGACAATGTCGACTCTAATAACTACTATAACAACTATATAACAACTACTAGTAGTAGTGGTGAAAAATTTAGTTTTTTAAACATAAAAAAATATCCACTTCTAGATTTAGGAACTATAAACAACATTAAAAAATATAAACCTGATATACAAGAAAAATATTTTGATAACATTTACAAAGCTATAGAGTGTGATTTTAAATCTGGAAAAATTAAAAACTTCTGTGGAGCTTTATTTACAGCGATTAAAAACAATTGGGCACTTACACCACCAGAGGAGAATAAAACTCAATTGGATCCTAAAGCTGCTAGAAAAAAAATAAGAGAAAGATGTAACTACTGGGTTGATTTTTATTGTATCAGCAAGGATAAAGATGATTCTTTAAACAGGTACAGGATAGACACTGAAATCTATAAAGAAACTTATCCTGAACTTGTTGAAGAGTATGAGGTGAAACTAGAAAAGGCCTTATCAAAGGGGGTGTAATATGAATGAGCAAGACTATAAAAATAAGCATACAAGAATATAATCAAATCCATTCTCTTTGTGAGGAACTAGGAATAAATCCAACAATTTATGACGAAATTGAAAAGAGACTTGCTGGGAAACTTATCTTTGACTTATCTCATATATTGATTTTTAAAAAAGCATTACTAAAGAGCGGAGCTATTACAGCTCCTGCTCCTGAGAACTATCAAAGAGGTGGTAAATATGACCTTTGACCAATTCCTTAAAGAAATTCAATTTCCAAAGCCATATTTACTTGATATGCGTGATTATGAAATTGATTTCCTCATACATGCAGCTGATGAATATAACTTTGATAAAACAAAATTGATGTATGCAATTGTGGATTATAGAGAAAAACACAAATGTAATAACAGAATTTTTTTTAAAGATAAAAAAACTGGGAAAGTTTATAAATCAAAAAAAGATTATTTTTTACAAAATAATATACCACTTTGGAATGCATATAAAAGAGATGACAATCTTGAAGAAATTACACTTAATGAATTAGACAAAATAGGAGTTGATTTTCTTGAATTATAAATATTTTATTTCGTTCTGCTACAGAGATTCAGATTCATTTCAAGGCTTTGGAAATGGGATCTTTATTTTAAGCAGACAAATCACATCAGATACAGATATACAACAAATAACAGAACATTTTTCTAAAGCTGGGAATCATAAAGATTTAGTAATTCTAGGAGTAACACTATTAGGAGTTGATGAAAATGGCGATAGTATTAATTAAAGCGAACAAAGGTGGAGTTGGTAAGAGCTGGATCACTTTGCAGCTGGCACACCACTTTGCAATTAAAAATAAAAAAGTATTAATTTTAACATCAGATTCACAAAATAATATCCCTACTTTCTGTGGTGTTGATATAAACACTCGAGCGGATCTTGAAGAATGGATTTTAAATGGCAACAGCGAGCTTGTGGAGCTAAGAAACAATCTATTCTATATCCCTTTTAACTCAGTTAGCATAGAAAACAAATTAAAACATAAATTCGAAACATTTATAGATACAATTCAGACAGAATTTGATTATATATTTATCGATGCAACTCCTGTACTACATCTCGACAATGTATTTGTTGGTGTTGCTGATCAGATTGTTGTTCCAACCTTTCTCGACATGGTTACAATGGATTCAATACTAACTCTTCTGGAAACAGTACCAGTTGAAAAAGTAAAAGCTATAATTCCTAATCGTGCTGGAAGATGCTCGTTAGAACAAGTATATTATGAATCATTAAAATCAGTTGTTGGAAGCTTAATTTATTTATCAGTACCAATCAAGCAATCAGCGTTTATATCTAGACTTATAGATAAAGGAAAGACAATATGGGAGAGTAAATCAATGGCGGCATTGGAATTACAATCTACTTTTTATCCAGTCTTGGAAGTGATAAAAAATGAGTAATAATTTAACCAGGAAAGAAAATCTAATGAATAAGCTTAAAGCTAAAATGGAAGAAGCAGCTTGGAAAAGTAGCTTTGATTTCGAAAGTTTCGAAATAGATGAAGCAACTAAAGAATTTATAGTTGCAAGAGAAGAAATAATTGCTAATAGTTTTAAAAAGTATGCATCTTCTAAGTATGAAATGTGTACTGCTCTATATGAAGTTAAGGTTAAACTGCAAGAAAAAGGTGAAAGCTTTATGGCCTGGTATCAAAACCTAGGATTGACAAAAGATAAAGTATCTGAGCTTCTTAAGACAAACGAGTTGTATCTCCAAGCTCCACAGTTTAAAGATTATATCTCTTCACTCTCTGGGCTTGCAGTAAGAATGCTAACTAATAAAAACATAAATCCACAACTTGCCCTGGATGTTATGGAGAAGGGAGTAAAAAATACAACTGAGATTAAAGAACTCCTGGAGGATAAAACACAGGATCCAGCTGAAGAAGTTAAAGATAATAATATTCTAGCAGGAAAAAAACGTGAAAAAATTGCAAAAAAAATAGTTGATTCATGCTTAGCTAAAATTGATAATCAGGATCTGAAAGCAGCAAAGCAAGACTTAAATTTTTTTAAGAATATAATCAAAGAATTAGAAGATAAAATAGCAGCTCAGGAAGAAGATCTGAGTAAGAAGAATAATTTAAAACTAGTAAAAAATAAATTATTCATAGACGGAGAAGGAAATATTTACTTTGTAAGAGACGGAATAGGGCAAGATAGTTACAAAGTTTTTAAAGCTAAAAATTATCAAGATTATAAAGACAACATTCGAGTTCATGGGGTGAAATCTTTACCTTGGAGAGAAACAGAAGCTGAAGCATATGAGGATCTAGTTTCATATGCTCAGAAAAAGTCTTTCCTTCCTTTCTTTGAGATTGAAGGGTGATTGATATGTTGAAATTAAAAAGATTCTTAAATAAATTTAACATAAAACTTTTTAAAATTAATAAGTACAAATATAAATTTAATTGTGGTGGCAAAATTTACAATATAATTTATATTCCTACTGAAAAATCACATAGGCGATATAAGTTATATTATTTTAATCCAATTCAACACCGTTTTACCCTGGATTTCCAGGGTGGTGTTGGAATGTTATTAGAGTATTTAAGATTAAAGATAGGGTGAGAACAATATGATTATTGCCTGGTTTAAAAAGATACTACATTTCAAAATAAAATTTTATGGAAAATTTTAAGAGGAGGACTAATGAGTGCATTCTGTAAATATTGTGGCACATTTTCAATTGTAAAAGCATATGCTGGAGACCTTGCAGGGCATTATTTACCTTTTCCAGAGTCTGAAACTGAATATGGGTATATATGTAATAACTGTCATGTGTGCAGCTGGAAGTTGGAAGATATAAAGACAACACCAGCAAGAGAAGTGGAATCAACTATTTTTTTAAGAAATAATTTAAGATTGAAAGAATTTTCAAATGTAACTGAAAACTATGTTTTAGTTTATTCCACAAAGTTAAAACAATGGTCGAGAACACTTATTAAACAAAATTATTTTAATTGTGCAATTTTTCATCAAATTCCTGATAAAGTAATTGGACATTTAAATCACAACAAGATAGTTCCTGAACAATTGGAAAGAATAATAAAAAAAGGGGGATTTTACAAGTGACTAAAAAAGAGCAAATGGTAATTGCTGGGATAAGATGCTTGCACAAAACAATAAATGAACACGTTGCAGCTTGGCAATCTGAATTTAAAAATAATGATGGAGTACTTAAAGCAAACTATAAAATTGCCATGTATACATTCAGAAAAGTGATAAATCAATTATATTCTAAATTTGAAAATATAAAGTTAAAGGATTCATATATTAATTCCTTCGTTGATGATCTAAAGGATTTTAATTTAATTGTTTCAAATCGAGAAACTAAAAACTTTCTTGTCGATCCGAAGAAACAAAGGTATCTTCCTGGAGATGATTTTATAGATAATATCTATCTTACAAATTTATTCTTAGCTAGATTACAAGAAGAGTACGAGCTGACAATCCAGCGGATGAACTTAGAATCTGATTTTGATAAAATCATTAAAAATGTAAATTATTATTCTAATTTTTTTGAAAAAGAAATAGTTATAAAGTGAGAGGGATTGAATATTGGCTAGAAATAGAAAGAAAAATAAAAAGAAAAAACAAAAACTTGAAAAAAATATCTCTGCGGCTGCAGCTCAGGAAGTTTTGATGGAAGAGAAAACAACAATTTCTTTAAAGGAAAAATCATATCGGATCTTGACCTTCCATCCTGGAGTTGTAAGACCGCCGCGGTATATTCTATAAAAATAAGGAGGTAAATATGGCGCACTGGGAATGTAAAAAATGTAAGGGTACTAATATAATAGCAGTAATCGAAATCTTTGGAACTTATGAAATTGCTACAATAGATGACAATATGGAACCACAGGAAATTTTATTAGAGGGCAAATTTATTCCTGTGGCTGAATGGCTAGAAATTATGTTTTGGGAGGAACTAAAGATAGAACAATATGAATGCAAGAGCTGTGGACATATAGATTATAGTGTAGAAGATATGGCTGAATGGATAGATCCAAATCCAACAAAAAGAATAATAAAAAAGTTTAAAAAAGAAAATAAACGTTTAAGAGAAAAAATAGCTGAAAATGAAAGAAGAATTAAATATTTAAGAAGTCATCCAATTTCGCTATAAGGAGGAAGTAATAATAGTCAATTATAAATACACACATCTTTTTAAAATAATAAAAATAAATTGTGCAATCACAAGTTTCAATACTGCATGCTCAGGAGCTGTTCTTTATTTGCTCCTGGGTATGTATGCTTTGCCAATCTGGGCAAGTATATTAAAATTCACTAATTATGCAGCTGATCTGTATAGATGTAAATTACAAACAAAACTTGCATATGATGATATTAAGTCTTTAAATAGCATGTATATGGCTATACAGTACATTGAAACTATAGTTACTGCTTCCGGGTACTTAATATTAATATTAAATTTCAAAATTGGATTAGCAATAATTCTTATAAGTAATATTTTAAATGCAGTAACTAGGGCTTATTTCATAGCATATTCTACACTAGTGGATGATTTAATAACTTGTAAAAATGCTAATAATAGAACTACTTTTTATGCTTTATTAGATACAGTGGCAAATAGAGCTGCCTTATTAGGTAGTGCTATAAACACACTAATATATTACTTAGCTTCAAGAAATAATATAACTGATATAAAAATTTATTATTTTTTCTGTTTGTTTTATGCATTAACCAAAATAGTAGATTTAATCTGTAGTATAGTTGAAAAAAATGAATTAAATAAAATAATAAATCAGGAGGAGACATAGATTTAAACAAATTACTAGAATTCAAATTTCAAAATGATGTAAATGTTCAGAGAATAAAAATCTCTGAGGAATGGATAGAGCTGCAGTGGGAAATTAGAAACAATAATAAGCAGCTAATAATTGAAGAAGGTCTTGATGTTGTGACTGCAACACTAAATTATTTAATGCTTCTAGGTATGACAGAGGAAGATTTCAATAAACATATTAATAAATTGAGATTATACAGAAAAACTAAGTATCCTCCAGAGGTGGAAGAATGGTAATACTGATAATTGCTTCTTGTGTAATAACATACATAGTGGCTGACATAATACGAGAGTTGAAAGAAATATATTTAAACTTCTTTCAATTGTATGTTCTATTAATAATAATATTTATACTGTTAAAAATGGTCTTAAATTATTAAGAAATACTAGAGATAAAATGCTGATCAGAAAGAGGAGGTAATAATATGACATGTGCAGTAATAAGAAAACAAATTAGCGATCAAGAAAAAGAGAATATACTTAAAAATTTAATAAAACTTGCAAAGGAAGAATTAAAAAAATGAACAAAGTGACTGCAATATATTGTAGAGAAAGCACAGAGAAGCAGGATATAGAAAGTCTTATCGCACTTTGTCAGAGAGAAGTAAAAAAATTAAAGTTACAAAATGTAAAAGTATATGCAGATGTTGCTTCCGGGTATACAAGAGAAAGAGAACAATACAACTTACTAAAAAAAGACATCCAAAATAATTTAGTTGAAACATTGGTGCTATATGAAAGTTCTAGGCTAACCAGGGATGAAATAGAACATCATGTTTTCTATCAGCTCCTGCGAGTGCATAATGTGAAACTTTATACGGTCACTCATGGTTGGATTGACTTACATAATGAAGATGATACCTTCCTAACAAATCTTTTGAATTTACTCGATGCTCGTGAAGGTAGAAAAACAGCTAAAAGAAGTAAAGACAGAATGATTGAACTTGCTAAACAGGGGAGATGGACAGGTGGCCCAGCTCCTCTGGGTTACAAACTAGAAAATAAAGAACTAATTATAGTTCCTGAGAATGCAGAAAAAGTAAAACTTATTTTTAAGTTATTCCTGGAAGGAAATACAAGACATAGCATTGCTAAAATGCTTGGATATGAAATAAAAAAAGTAAGAAGAATTCTTACAAATCCTGTCTATATTGGAAAATTAAAGTTTCATCAAAGTGAAATGAAAAATAAAAAGAGGATTTACAATAAAAAATATGAATTTCTCGATGGGATACATGAAGCAATAATAGATACTGATACTTTCAACTTAGTACAGATGCAGCTGAAAAAAATATACCGAGAAGTATCAAATGAAAAATATATCTTTAAAGATTTAATTACTTGTGTATGTGGTAGGAAGATGTATAAGATTAAACGTACAGATATATATTTCCAAAAGCGAAGTAATAAAGAGGTGGAATACACTAAAAATCTTTATAGCTGCATGAGTTCTAATAAATCTAAAATTCAGTGTTCTTTAAATAGTTTACATGAAGATGAGCTTTTTATTGAAGTAATGGAGGAGTTAAAAAAAATAATTTATTCTTTAGATGTCGATACTATAAGCACAGAGGTTGAAGATTATAATAACCAGCTTAAATTTTTAAAGAAAGAACTCTCAACCTTGATTACCAAAAAAGAAACACTAACAAGGCAGCTAATTAATAGTTTAATTACTGAAGCACTTTTTGAAAAATTGATGCTGGAGCTTAAAGAAAAAGAAATATTTTTAAGAGAACAAATTAAAAATCTTGAAACAATAATAAATTCTAAAGAGTTAAAGGAAAGTAATAATGCAATTCTAAAAGAATATTTTGAAAAGCTCCAGGCTGAAAAGGATCCACAAAAACTGAATAATTTTTTTAAATTAATAATAGAGGAAATAGAAATGATTAATGATTATCGTTTTTATATTCATCTAAGATTCTAGGTGATTAATATGATTATAAAGGATAAAATACTTAGCAAATATACTTCTGAGGAAATAGAAAAAAGACTTGGTATTAAAAAATATAATTTTTATAAAAATAGTTTTAGAGGAACATTGAATTATCTAGCTGAACTATTTGATATAGATTATCTGGATTATACATTCAATGATTTCCTGATTGATTATCCAAGATATCAGGCATACAAGGAAGCTGATACAATTTTCAACCTTCTTAAAAAAGGATATACTTATAGGAGCTTTGCTCTTAAATATAATGTTGTTGCCATGTCACATGTCCAAAAGCAGCTAAAAACTGGCTTTATTTATAACACATCTTCTATCCCTTGGGAACTATTCGAATTCATAAATTTAAAATATGATTTCAATAAATTTAGACGTATTGAATATTATAAAAATCATATAGAAATATATGACGATAAAGAGGTCCTGGAGGAGTTCAGAGAACACTTCAATCTTAGAGAAAAAGTATATTTTGAAAAATATAAAAATTCCTGGCACCTTGCAACAAAAGGATTTTTAGCAGACTATATAAAGTATATAAATAAAAAGCTACAATAAGTAGCTTTTTTTTGACTCAAAAATAATTACATGATAATATAGAAATACAGGCAATAAAAAAAGAATTGTTATATATTAACTTTTTCGCAAACTTGCAACCAGTTGCAGATGGAGTAGGGCTTTTTAGAAAGAAATAAATTTATATAATAAATAGTGTTGATGGATTATCTCCTGAAACACTATTTTTAATTTTTACAAAATAGTTGGGACATTACAAAATTTCTATAAAAATATACTAAAAAAGATTTTGATAGTTCAGGTAAAACTGAACCACCAAAACCTCATAAATTTCTATTCTATTTTATTTTACTTTATTAACACTATTTGACAAAAATCAAAAAAGTACCTGTGAAAACAGGTACTTTAATATCTTACTGTATAAAACTAGAATGTAGTTCTTACTCCTACAGTAGCATATGGTTGCCATCTCCAATGAGATGCATCAGTTTGGTTAGTTCTTACCCAGTTACTGTATTCTGCTCCAAGTGTTCCATAAACACTTAGAAAGTTAGTTGCATTATAAGTTAAAGTAACAGTTGGTTCAAATTTTAAAGTATATGCTTCTTTAGATGTTTTTTCTTCACTAAAACTGAATGAATCTCTATTAGAGAAATCATAAGTATCATATCCACCTTCAGCATACCAATCTAAACTATATTTATCATTAGACCATAAATTCCATCCATGAGTTATTAAGAATTTTACTGGTACAGTAAATTTTCTCTTTTCAGCTTGTTTAACTGCTTTTCCATCTACTATAGCATCATTCACAAACACACCATTTGAACTTCCAAATGCATAGTTCATAGTGTCTAATTCAAATTCTGTTCCGAATCCAAATGGTAATTCAGTTACCCAATTAGCATATATTCCAACTGCTGTAGAAGAACCTGCTCCTGCTTGTGCTAAACCATCTGCATTAATTTCTCTCATATCATCAGACCAACTATAAGATACAGAAGGTCCAACTACGAATCTAGTTGTTTTTACGTAATCATTGTTAAATAGGTATTTAGCAAAATCAAACTCTAAAATATATTCAACAGTTTGAGTTCCACGCCCTGTTCCATCTTTTACATATTTTAATCTTGACATTGCATCAATTTGAGTATCTCCTACAGTTCCGTGATCATAGTAATATCTAACTCTTAGTTGATCTTGTTTACTATTATATTTATCATTAGTTGTGTCTCTATGAGTATTTTGATATAATCTTGATCTAAAATCAATTGCTTGATTTGGAGTCATTTGAACTCTTCCTTCTAATTGAGTTCTCATATAATCATTATACTTATTCCAATCTCCTCTTGCAACATTTGTTGACTTTTGCCCTTCTGTTGTTCCATAATAAGTTTGTTGTAAACTTATAAATCCTGATGGTCTCCATTCAGGTTCTTTTTCTCTGTATACTATTACTTCTTTTTCTACTATTTGTACTGGAGTTTCTTGAACTACAACTGGTGCAGGAACTACTTCTTTAGCTGAAGCAGCAGCAGAAACTACTAATAAAGATCCTAATAAAAGTGCTAATCTTTTCATAATATTTATCTCCCCTTTTTTATAATATTTTGGTAAATCTAATTTTATTAGACTTACGCTTCTCCCATAACATAACTATACATCATTTTTCAGCTTTTGTAAATACCTTTTATCATTTTTTTGTTTTTTTAACATATATTGAAGTGATTATTTTTTTTATATTTTTTCCTGTAATCCCGCATATTGATTGATTTTATGAAGAATTTAAATTCCGAAAAAATAAACTATACAAGAAAAATATATTTTATTAAAATTTACTTTTTTTTAATTTTTCATCTAAAATAAAAAAGCTAAGAAGAAAAACTCTCCTTAGCAATTTTTTATACTATTATTTTTCCATTGAATTTAGAAAGTATATGTCCAACCAAGTCCTATATCTTGATAGTTTTTATCTCCTGCTTTTGGTTTTGATCCCCCATCTTTTGTTTTGAAGCTTCTAAACTCATATCCATAATATCCAAATAAACCAAAGTTTTCTGTTACTTTATAGTTTCCTCTCAAGTATATTCTTGTTCTACCAAAATTTTTGTAATAATTGTATCCGGCTCCATTTTTCATATCTTTATCAGCATGAATTGTAAATCTTCCTTCTGTAGATAAAGAAAATCTATCATTTGAATACAGTGGTGCATATAATCTTATTTGATTTTCATAAGACGATTTTTGTCCATCTTTTGCTGGATCTATAGTTCTATTATAAGCAAAAAACCATTTTGCTCCAAATCCTTTATATTGAACTCCCACTGGGAATAACTCCATTCTTATTTGATTATTTCCATGTCCATTTTTTGATTCAAACCAAACATCAGCTGACGATCTAAATAAGTCTTTTTGATATGCATATCTTGCATAATGTCTATCCATATCTTTTTCCCCTCTGTATCTATATCCTAATTTTATATTAGAGTTTATAGATTTCCACACATCAAGTTGAAGTCTGCCATTATTACTTGAAAGACCTTTCTTAGATTTATTACCTTTAGCGTCTTCTCTACCATTACCATCTAACCAAAATTTACCACCTTGAATTGCAAATGTCCAATCGTCATATTTTAAATTTACTGTTGTAAATAATTTTATATCACTCTTATTCGCATCATTTTCATGTTCATACTCTAATTCTTGCCCAATACTTGTTACTTCTAATTTTGGTGCTGCATAAGCTCCCACTGATAATATCCCCATTGTTGCAAGTAATAATCCTAATTTTCTCATAAAATTCCTCCATAAATTAATCTTAGTATTTTTAGTATTTTTTCAATGCTATATATACTGTATAAAATCAGCGAAAATAAAGTGTTTTAAAACACACATATTTTATATAATTAAAACATAAATTATATATATGTTATAAAATTAATATGAATTCAATTTTTGCATTTTTGTTTTTTATAGAATATGTTCTTTATTGATTAAAAGTGTTGACTTTTGAAATTAAAAGTAGTATTATAATATTGTAATCAAATTGAACACGAGAACAAATTATTTTTATTATATGGAGGTCTGTTATTATGAAAAAAATTTTATTCGCTGCAATTGTATCATCTCTAATTTTAACTGGGTGCTCTGCAGCTCAACCTACATCAAATAGTAATTATAGTGTAAATAAAATTACTTGGGAAACTGCTGGAAAACTTCCTGCACAAAAAGGTTATACAGAAAATATTGGTACTGCTGGTGTTTTAAATGGTGTTCTTGAAGGAAAGTATATTGTTGTTGGTGGAGGGGCTAATTTCCCTGTTAAATCACCTGCTGAAGGTGGACCAAAAGTAACTTACTCAGATGTTTATGTATTAGTAGAAAGTAATGGTAAATTAGATGTTGTTGAACATACAAACTTCCCACATGAAATAGGATATGGTTCATCTGTTACTACAAATGAAGGAATCTATTACATCGGTGGAGCTCCAAATGCAGAAAATAACGATGATATATGGTTTTTATCTATGAAAGATGGAAAATTAAATATGGAAAAAATCGGGGATCTTCCTTTTACTGTTGAAAATGGAAAAGCTGTAGAAAAAGATGGAAAACTTTATATATTTACTGGTAAAATAGCAGGTCAAACTTCTAATGAATTCTATTCATATGATATAAAAACTGGAAAAACTGAAAAATTACCTGATGTTCCAGGTGAAGTTAGAGCACAAGCTATTGCACAAGAATTAAATGGAAATATCTATGTGTTTGGTGGAGGAAATAGCAAAGCATTTACAGATGGTTATAAATATGATTTTACAACTAACCAATGGACTCCTGTAGCTCCAATCCAAATAGATGGTAAGGATATCTCTGTGCTAGGTGGAAACTCTGTTAAATTAAACAATGAAGAACTAATGGTAATAGGTGGATTTAACAAACAAATTTGGAACGATGCTAACCATTATCTTTCTACTTTAAAGGGAAAAGAATTAGATAATTACAAAGCTAATTACTTCTCAACAGATCCAGTTGACTTTAACTGGAACAAAGAAATCTTAATATATAATGCTACTACAGACACATGGAGAACTATTGGAGAAATACCATTTGATGCTCCTTGTGGAGAAGGATTGGTTTTAGTAGGAAATAAAGTATTTTCTATAAATGGAGAAATAAAACCAGGTGTTAGAACTAATAGAATGTACACTGGTCACATTATTAAATAGTATAATCTACTTTAAAAGCTGGTAGTTTTTTCTACCAGTTTTTTTATGTATTTTAAACTTTCTTTGACAAAACAAAAAGATGTAGTCAAAACCACATCTTTTAGGGGGGAGAAATTTTTATTTATATATAAACTTTTAGTTATTCACGACTTCCCTCTAGGGAGTGAGGGATAGGAGTTTTATGAAAAAATTACAACTTTTATTATATGGAAGATTTGTAATCTTTTTTCTTCTTATACTATTTAGACTTATTATTTTATTAAAAAGTTTAAATATTTTTTATTTTGCTTTTATTTATTTTTATTACATTATTTAGACTAAATTGATCTAGAAAAAGTTTAAATATTTTTTATTTTTTTTAAGATTAATTATCGTTATTTCAAAAATAAAAAGTGATCTATTTATAGTTCATAGATCACTTTTTATTTTAGCTTACTTTTCTCTCTATATATCTTTTACATTGCTGTTCAACATTATAACCTAGTAATACACCTAATATAAAATCTTCTTCTGGAGTAAAATCTTTTAATGAATTCTTTTTAAATCTTTTTAAAACTGCTATACTTTCTGTTTTACCAAAGAATATATTTATATAACCCGATTTTAATTTTTCAATAATATAACTATAATTACACTTTTCTAATCTTTCTTTAACTATCTCAAAGTTTTCTATTGTTGTTGTTAATAAAGCTAAGTTTCTTAAACCTTTATTTAACTCATACATCATATGAAAGAAAACACCTAACTCATTTCTCTTTTGTTCACTCAT